CTAAATAACAAATCGCGCTGTATCTGTGGATACCATCAATGACTTCTAATTTGCCAGTTTGACGATTCAAATTCATATAAAACATCGTATCCATGGGGGTTTGTGTGGCATAATAATAACGAGCAATCTCTGGAATTCTCGTTAAATCGGGTGGACGATTAAATTTCCAATTAACAGCACCAAGTTCAACAGCATTGATTACTGGGATACGCAATAAATAATGCCCCAGTGGACATGCCGAATTATCATATTTATCAATAATTGGAACATTGATTTGATTTGGAAGTTCGAATGTATTCATATTTGGCTCTGTCATTATAAATTATCAATGTGATTTCTTGTTTATATTCAATTTTGCTCCTTGCTTATTTATAACTCACCCGAATGTGATGAAGACATATGGATTTCTGTAAAATACTTCTTACTTACTAATAATTGATATTTGCTTTTTTTATGTTTTACTATATAACTACAATAAAACGCATAAGGATCATCAATCGTTTCATTCATCGCACTCATTGCTTGTTCAATATCATCGCGTTTATTCCACATTTTACATGAAATGCCATGTACATATTTTCCATCAATGATTGGTACTTCGTTTCCATAATAATGAGAGAGCAATCCAATGATTTGACTTTCCGTAAAAGAAATCGCCGATTCTTGGCATTTTTCAACCAACCATTTTTTGAATAAAATCGCGATTTCACTGATTTCTAGAATCGCACTATCACTGTCGTCTTCATCCATTTCTTTATCCCAAAAATCCAAAAATTTATGCACATTCGGTAAATACTTGCTATAGAGATTATAAAAACTATCCGTTTCATAATTATATTTATTTGGAATACGTTCGATTAATAATGATTTGAATGTCTGTTGAAATATCACATTCGGCAAATGTTTCGATTCTAAGAAATGTTTCCATAAATAATTCATATTTTTCCAAGAAATCGAGGATGAATTTGATGAAACTGTTGTATTGCTTTCTGCTATAATACGTTCACTTTGTCCAACCCGTAATTTCATCGATATACTTTGAATCGCGGGAGAGAAATATTCGGATAAAAATGCGTCTAATAATTGATTCTGAGTGAGATTTTTGAGATAAAATACGCGTTCTATTGCCGAATCATCATTACTATATTGTGTTAAATAATGTTCCGATGATTCATATATTTGCGAATAATGACAAGCAACAAGAAAAATATCGAGAATATTGCGATTAATAGCAGGAAACCATGTTTGGTCATTCTCAATATTATCCTGGACATCTAAGAGACGTAATTGAGAAAACGCGAATTCCGGATGATATCGATATCGAAAACTCTGAAACAGATTCACTCCTAAAAACTGATTACATGCGTGATTCATTTCACTGATAAATGACTTCGATTTTGTGGATAACATATGATATACTTTGTCTCCAGTTTCAGTGGTTAAATAATTTCCACGTATATTATCTCCCAATATTGTTAAAAAATATTTGGCAAGTGTGCGAGAGCCGAAAACAGTGGGATAAAAACATTGAATTACGGTTTGAATGCTTTTTGTCTCAGGAACACATTGAAATACCGAGCGTTGTTTAATCGCAGATATTGTTTGTATCCGTAATCGTTGTTTATAAGGCATCAATTCACGGTTGGCACTGATCGATGACAATACATTATATAAAACATCGTCTTCATCGATAATTTCTAGACGTCCAGCATCTACCGGATAACGAAAATATTTGCCACTGGATTGACAATAATAATAATTGTTAGTGTCTAAGAAATTACGAATAAATTTGCGTTTTTCATGAGAGAGAATCGCATTCTGTTTTATGCGGTCTTGATGGGCATTATCCATGTTTTCAAAAATAGTCGAGATATTAGCTGAGAGATATTTAATCACTCTAGGTAACATATACGCATTATCCATATATCGGTCAATCATTTGGTTTACTTTGGTATGAATCGTCTCTCTGTGAGTCTCGATATTTTCAATCGTAGTTGTATATTCTTGATTTGTTTGTTCAGTCTTTAAAAGTCTCTCATTTTCATGTTCAATACTGAGAATCGAACTAGTAGATGTAGAGGTTGGCAACCTACTATCGTTCGTTTCCATCATTTCCGGAGAAATACGAAAACAAGTGGATTGTGGTTGTGCTTGGAAATAATAAGGATCGTTATATTCCATTTATTCGATAGATATAGATACGAAATAATATCTATATTTATATTGGAGATTACCTAATTATTACCTCCATTTCCTCCAGTACCATTCCTTAAATAATAATCATTATCGACAAATGGCAATTTGGTAATATCACTGTATTGAGCACGTCGGCGTTCATCTTGAAAATTGCGTATTTTATGGAGAACTATCTCTCTATCACGCATCATTTTTAATCGTTTTTCATATGGTGTTGGTTGTGATTTCCATCTCATATATAAAATAATTCCACCAATGATAAAAAATCCGATTCCTAATGCTAAATTAAAAAATAAATTATAAGTTTTCAGTTTGTATTCATGAGAATTTTTAAGAGCATGATTTAAAAAAAGTTTCGAAGAAGATTCGACTAATCCAGGAATAGACTCATCCACAATATCATCAAGAGGTGGTGCGGATGATAGTTTCGAAATATTCGTAAAAGGATTCATAACATAGAAAAGGAAATAAGCGCACTCACATTGAACCCACAATTATGTAAATAGTTATTGGACAATAATGAAAAATAAAATAAAGACTGTCATCTAAAATATTCTATAAGGAAATAATATGGACACGACACAAGAACAGATTTCGAAACCACTTCATTCTTTAAGAAATAAATGGACCATGTATTATCATCTACAGAATGATGAAAGTTGGGCATTGGATAGTTATAAAGTGATTGCGAAAGATTTTCAATATGTTGAAGATGTGATTCAATTAAATGCGAAAATTCCGGATTATGCTCTTTATAATTGTATGTTTTTTTGTATGAAAGATTCTATTCAACCTATGTGGGAAGACCCGCAAAATAGAGAAGGTGGATGTTTTTCTTATCGTGTTCTTAATAAAAGTGTCCCTGATGTATGGCGAAAATTAATGAGTTTAATGTGTGGAGAATCATTATGTGTAGATGATGAATGTAGTTCAAGTATTAATGGAATTACTGTCTCTCCCAAAAAGAATTTCTGTATTATTAAAATTTGGTTAAATGGGTCGAAATATAAAGATGTAAATATGTTTGTAGATATTGATGATTTGTCCAAGGAAGGATGTATTTTTAAAAGACATAAACCTGAATTTTAAATTACACATTCACTGAGTTTTTTGATATATGTTTTAAGAAATATATCAAACCAAAAAGTCAAAGGTATAAAAAATTATTCATGGTGAAGATTCAAATCACTACCTCCAACATAGACAGTGCTATAATCAAAGGTAGGAGGTGATGAAAAATTCAAAGTAGAACTGACAGGTTCGGAAACAGGAACTACTGATTTTTGTTCCAAAAGAGTGCGATTTACATCCATAGTATACGACTGAAGTTTCATTACAATATCTTTTAATTCTCCCAATTCAGTTGCTAATAATTCGAAACGTTGGTTCATTTCTCCTGTTAATTGATTCACAATCTCTTCATCAAGTCCATTCGAAACCGGTGTTGGTTGGGGTTGTCTTGCATTGGATTCTTTTGTCTCTTTCATAAATGTCTCTAAAGTAGTTAATCGCTGATCGACTAAAACAACGACTTGTTGAATAGTGAGTCCTTTATTTTGTTGATTTTGTTGTTGAGGAGCAGGAGCAGGAGGAGCAGGTTCAAATGATGCACCTCCGGCTCTGCGTTTTCTAGCAGCAGCATTTGCGTTCATAATATTATTCTTAAAGACTGAAAAAAGATGTAAAAAACGCAATCAATATGTATTTATAATATAATGGAATCCATTGATAATAATGAATTATTATCCAAGTTATGGACTTGTGAACGTAAATCATGGATTCTTTTGAAAAAACATAGAATTCTTGTTTTTTATGATGAAAAATATTCCGAATATTTAGAAGTGTTATTAGATATTCACAACCCATCATTTTTCACAGTAGAATCCATATTTAAAATCAATAAAAGTAATATTCCTAATTTTATTTTTGATATGTCTCTCGCAGTTTTTCCTTTTAAAGGTATTGAAAAAATTAGAATTCGTTCAGCATTTATAGAAAGAAATTGCCAAATCGAACAATGTTTATATATTGGAAATTATTATCGAGATATTTATCTTTTTCAGAACGGTTTAGAATCTTTTCATTCTTGTAAAATTTGGAATCCAACAGAGAAAAAATACATCTTTGATTTTTATACATTCGAACAAAAATGTTCAACCATTACAACTATTTTCGGAAAAATCAAAAATATAGGCGAACAATTCTTATCTAAATTGTTTCATGGCGGCGGTGACGGGGAGCATTCTTGAAATACATTCGAATCTCATAATATATTATGAAACTCGATAAGAAATTATTGACACAATTGTTATATGTTTTATTTGCGGCAGCAGTGATTTATGTGATTTACACTTATGTAATCATGAAAGAAGGATTCGATGGACAACAATCACAAATTCATACTGATAAACCACCTACAGTTGAAGAGAAGATTCCAGTTCCTGTTCCTGATGTTGCAGCACCTGCTAAACAAACATTACAAAATGGACAACCCAGTTCTCTTCCTTATGAAATCCCTCTCCCTCCTGCCAAACTAATCAATGCTTAAATTGAAAAATCGAAGATTTTTGTCAATTATAAATATCTTTATAAATATAGATATTTATTCTCTCTCTCCAAATATTATTTTATTAGTTTATTAGTATTTAACATCATTATAGTTGACATTATAGGCTCTCTGTTTTTTGAAACGAATATAATCAGAACTATCACTCACAAATTTAGGATTGCAAGAGGTTGCTGGAACACCGGTGGCATCACAAGCAGAACGAGCATTTCCTAGATGACGTCCAAGTCCAGCAGTTTTTGAAATCGAACCATTAGGATTCGGTCCTCCACAAACATAATTTTGTCGTTGTAAGTAATCTCCCAAACTATTCACAGCACGAAAAGGAGTTACTATACGGGTTTTTCCATTATAAGTATTATTAGCAAAAGCAGTATTCCAACCTCTTCTCAATACACTACGCATTGCGGTTGTTTCAGAATCATTCGTTTTTCCTAGAGTTGGTTTGGCTACATATCCTTGATAAGGTCCTCCAAAAGTATAATTAGACATTTCTATAGGAATAATAGATTTTTTATTTAGACTACCTACCTCTCTAGAAGTATTTAGTATCTCTGTATATCTTCTAAATATTCTAATTTGCATTTTCTAATGGGTGTTCTATAAGAAAACTTATTTTTAATATAATATATAATGAACAATATTACACAAAGTTTTAGAAATATGATTGAAGAATTAACACAATTAAAAGACCTTGTTAAAAAAACAAAGACAGACATCAAGGGTTATCTTAAACTAGAAACTGTAAAATATTATATTGGTCTGCCAACAAAACCTCAATTTATAAAAAAAAACCCTCGAACAAAAACAAACACATCTATAATAAAAACAACAATAAAAAAACGTCCAAAAAAAGTCATTAAACCTGATATTCAACCTATATCGAATCTTGATATTATGACTAAAATAGATGAATTTGCGTTTAATACTAATAGCAATTATCAGTATATAAAACTTATACATATTCTTGAAACTCAGTCCGTATTCAATAAAACATTGACGAATGTTAAAATTTTCAACAATATCGATAAAAATAATAAATCATATGATAAATTATTAAAACTTATTGAAGAATTAAATACG